GTTCTCCCGCTTCGTCGATTCTATGACGACGACAGCGGGAAGAATTAACTCCTTTCCCGAGGAGGCTGAGCAGCAGAAGTACGTGAAGTATCACCACGACACTCTGCTGTGCAAGCTCTTCAAGGATCCCCGGACTCCTAAGTCCGTGGATGCTTTTGTGTCTCGACCCTTGTATTCGGGTTGGATGCGAAGGAATGTTGCCCGGGCCCTTGCCCGAGGCGACACTTCCCTCTTGTACTCATTGCAGAAGGGTACTAAGGCCGCGTGGCCTCAGCTTCCTGAGAGAGAGGAACTGATGGCCCTCGGGGATCACGCAATTGCGTTATCCTCGGAGCCGGTCCCTGTTCACTCTGCGATGAAGAGTCGGATCACTTTCGTGGCCCGTCGCATCTTTTCAGACATGTCTCGATTGGAACTCTTTAGTAAGTTTGTTCCATCGGGGTCGGCTTGCCTTCAAGCTTCTCGCCGTAAGGGCGGAGCGTTGGCATTGGCCGACCATGTCTTAAACCCGTTCGAGGGAGCGGATCAGTTGGGCTCGCTTCGAGCTCTGTGTCGGAACACAGAACTCTGGAGAACAACTGAATACCGCTGGTACCTGGAGTGCGCTGAGAGGGGTCTCAGCGCTTTTCCAGGTGACGCAGCCCCCCCGGGCTACGTCGAATCGCACGTCTTGTTGTGGGACGTGCGAGCCACTGCAATTGCCGAACCTTCCAAGTTTCGGATAATCACCGTGGGGGATGGGTACGCCTATACAGCGATCCAGCCATTCCAAGGTGCTCTTCTCCGATGTTGGAAGAACGATCGGTCGTCTACGATGAGGGATCAAGATCTAACCCTCCGCGTTCAAGGTCTCCTAGACCACGCACCCATGAAAGATTGGGTGTGGTTTTCCGGGGACTTTTCAAAGGCGACCGACGGTCTGGCACCATGGGCGACCATGGCGGCTTTCGATGGGGTACCCTACGGGTGTCCCCTCTGGGGTCTGGCATACCAAGTCCTCCAACTGGGGACCTGTTGGTATCGCGAGTGTATGATCGATGGAAAAGTCCATACGAACTACACTATTAAGGTCCGGAATGGGCAGATGATGGGTCATCCTCTGTCCTTCCCTTTCCTTTGCGTCATCAACAAGGCATGTTACGACCTCGCCGTGGAATCGTTCTGTTCCACGCTAGACCGAACTGCAGAATGTGAGGAAGTGAAACGTAAACTCCGTGATCAGGTTCCATTGATCAACGGCGACGATATACTCTTCCGTGGGCCCCCTGGCCTCCGGGATCACCATAACCGCATTTGCGGTCTGGTGGGTTTTAAACCGAGTCTCGGCAAGGACTACGCGAGTCCCAACCGAGCGATGATCAACTCTCAAGTGTTTGAACAGAGAGGATCTATCGTCGCCCGTCGCGGTTACCTCAATCAGAGGTTCCGCACCGGTGTGAACGTAAAAAGTGGAGAGAGCCAAGCGCGCCCCACCGAGTTGTCTCGAGACATAAACTCGATGGTGTCCTTGTGCCCCTGGGCTAGCGGGATGGTCCCAGAATGTGTGCGACGCTTCGATCTATCGAAGATCGGGTTCGCTATCAACTGGTACCTCCCCACAAACCTGGGGGGGCTTGGACTGGAGGCGACGGGTGAATATAGAATCACGAGAGAGCAGAGGCTTCTCGCGAATCATTTCATCCATGACCCCTCCCTTTCACTTTATTGGACCAAAGGCGTCGAGCTAAAGGTCGCGCAAACGTTTCCTAATCTTGCGCGCCTCCGGCTCGTCCCGTGGGCTGGTCCGCTGAGGTCTCAACAGGAGTCCGACGACGTCCTGATTCGGTTGGCTTACGCCATCCGCATGTCCGATCCACGGATCGACCCCCCCGAGGGAGGTCTTCGTAGATTGATTCGGAAATGGAGACATCGGCCCCTCACGCCCGAGGGTTTGAGAGTGTGGTGGAATTCGAGGCTCGTGTGCGAATCAACGATGCCCCCTATCCCCCCTCTCTTTCCCTTTACCGGCCTGCCTCGCTAGCAGGCCAACGGGGTTGGGAAGTGTAAATCACCCAAAACGGCTTCGAGCCGTGCCAAGGGTAATTCCGGAGTGCCGAGAGACTGCACGGGTGAGCACTTTTCGAGTTTATCTCGTTAGTGTTCTTCCCAATGAACAGTCCCTGTTGTAGTCAGGCATCCCGTGAAACTACACAACTGAGTTAACATCGAAAGTTCCATCGATGAATCGCAGTCAGAAGGGCCGTAAGGCCCCCGTCAAAACCCAACCCCACCACCAGCCTTCGCGTCTGGATCAAATCGCTGGCACGTACGAAGCTGCCCGTGGCCTTTTGCCACAGCGCTTCGTCGACAAGCTCGATACCGCATTGAACCTCTACAAGGGGATCCGCAACAGCTTTACGCCGTTCGGAGCCACCGGTAGCAATGGTCCGATAATCGGTACCCCCGAGCAGTCCCAGACGATGTTCAACATGTCCTCTTTCGAGTTCCGCTCCGGCGGAAAGGACATGCACGGACCTTACACTGAAGCCCAGGGATGTGAACTCGTCACATCGGTCCTCGGCTCCGCCACCAGCCAGCTTTTCCAGGGTCCCGTCACTTGGACGGGATTGACCAATAACACCGTCGGTTTGAATACCGACGCTGCAAACGGTCGCCTTGGACAGATCTCTGGTCTCTTCAATGAGTATCAGTTCCAATGGGGGATGTTTGAATACGTCCCTCAGTGTTCCGTTACCCAGCCCGGCGCGTTCGTGCTAGGCTACATTGAAGATGGTGAACCTGCTCCCACACCCGTCGCTTCTTACAACACGGTCATCAGAATGAGACCGTC